CAAAGTTGAACTCTAGCAGCATCGCCATCGATTTCTACTGCACCTAAAGATAACATTGAAGTTATTAGGTGAGATACTTTCTCAGGAATGTAGTTTACTTCTGTTCTAACATCAGAACCTATACCACAACCAATTGCTGATTTGTGGAAACATAGAGTCTTTCTGTTTGAAGAAGCAGTAGATAATCCAGAGTGTACGAAGAATAAGAATCCCATCCATCTCTTAGCAGTAATACCACCAGGGAACGGTAATTCATTAGGGCCTACGTATTCTACTCTAGAAAATTGATCTATTGATAATAGATCAGACCATTGTTTTGGCCCAACTACCCAGTACCTTTGACCATCATCAGGAACATCATTTCCATTAAAAATTTCCATCATGTTCTTTGCTTTGATCAAAGACATACCAGTTGCTGAACTGTTTACATTGTTAGCGATTGAAGTTGAAGAATCAAGTACATCAATAAGCACTTGGTCAGTTTTTCTACCAAGAGCATATGCTGCAGATGAAGCAACAACTTGTCTTTCGTCAATGTTTACCTTTAACTCGTCAAGTTTATCAACGTAGTCAGCTGCATAGTAATCAGTTAAAGTAGCAGACACGTTAGTGTGAGCTAGATCCATTGCTACTACTTCAGCATGTCTTGCTTTAGTGTTAGCAGATCCTTTAGCTACTTTCTGAAACTTAACAGTTGATCCATTGACACCATTAACTGTTCTTACTAAATTTTTCAATTTGCTTCCCATTCTTTGGTAAGCCATATGAACTTCAGCTTCGAACTGAGTAATAAAGGCATTGTTTATCGAACTTGCCATTGTTATGTCCTTTGTTGTTAAGTGTTAGTGTTTACCGATTATCTTTTTATGCAGAGGATTGTTATCCAATTAAGGGCAATCATTGAACTTAAAAAGGTCTTAGAATAGGAATATTATATATAGGTATGTATTAACAACGCACAATTATATCCATTTTTTGGGAATAGTAATCACTTCACCAAATTCAATTGTACCATCTTTATCTTGAGAATATGTGCCAAATAAAGTTATAAAATCTTTATTATCTTTATAAATCCAAAAATCACCTGTTGTACACTTAGCTGGTTCTGCAGCATCCATTTGTGCTACAGATAACCAACCAGTTTGTGATACGCAGTCTAGCCATTTTAATGGCTTTTTAAGTTTTTTAAAATTAAACTTTTTTACTGTTGTATGCTTTTTCATACAGCTCCGTTACTCGTCTTACATACGCAGGATCTCTCCTTGCACTGTCGTAATATCTAGGATCATTAAGCATTGACTTAAGATCATCCATAGTTGCAGCGACATCGACCTGAGTAGGTGCTGTAGGCATACTGCTGTCTTTAGTAAGTTTCATTACTTCTTCAAGAGCTTTAACTCCATTAGCAGTAGAAGCAAAACTTGAAATAGCATTATATGCATCTGGGCTAAGATGTTTCTTAGACCACATGTTTGCAGCTTCAATTCTTTCCTTACCTGCATCTCCAAGTTTTTGTCTTTCAAGATCTGGATTAGGAAGATTAGCTGTTGCATTTTCAATAAAAGCATTTACTCCAGCATCATATTGCTCTTGAGATAATCCTGCTTCTTTTGCAGTTTTACCCCACCATTGTACAATGGGCATATCTTCTGAAATAGTTACTTTTGTATTTTCATCCATTTCTGGAACATTAAGTTTATAACTTTCTGGAACTTTACTAAGTCTTTCATTTTCAAGATCAGTCCTAATTTGCTTAGACAAGTCCTCTGTTCTTGAACCTAGTTTAGATTCCAAAGAGTTATATGATGAAGCTAAGTTTTCAATATTAACTTCTTTTGTATCAGCGTTCCAAAACTTATCCTGAATGTAATCTGGTTTAGTTACCTCTGAAGGTGTTTCAGTGGCGATTGGTGCTGATGTTGCATTATCATCTGCCATCTTGTTCTCCTTTTTTTATGCGAGTTTTTATTACTCCAACAAGGAATCGCATACCTTCCAAGTGAAATAGTCTGTTGCTATCAATGTTTGGCCCAGCAACAGCTTCAATAGTAATAGATTGTAAATAAGCTAAAACTTTTTTGCCTTCATCTCCTTTAAAGACATTAGCAAAATGTTTATTTAAGATTTCTTCATCTTTCTCAGTTCTTACATAACCATCTATACTATTTGCTACTTTGGGCTTTTCTTTCTTTAGATCTTTCCAAGCCATAATTATGCTCCTGGTGGAGCTTCACCCTCCTCTGGTGCAGTTTGCATTTGTTGTAAACGGTCAACTAGTTCTTTCTGTTCTTGTTCATCTCTGATTAGCTTCTCTGGTAAGTTCATCTTAGTAGCAATGTATTTTGCAGTTTCATTTTGATCCACAATTAAATTAATCATTTGTGGGCCAAATGTTCCTGCAATAATTTCATTGAATCTAGTCACATCAGCAACATCTTGTAAATGTTGTGCTTGTGCTAGAGGTGAACGAGGAGCTATCTTGACTTCCCTACCGTTTATTTTAGGGATCTCTATTCTACCCTGTTTGGATAAAATTCTAATAATTCTTTTTAATAATGGAGTAATAAGTTCAGATTGTAGTCTACCAAAAGAGGAACCTATTTGTCTTGATAGATCTGCCATTCTTTCAGAAACTTCGGTAGCAGTCATAGGTGTTCCTTCAGGTCTACCTAATGCTTCCATGTATAATGCTTTTTTAATATTCTGACGCATATCATTTAATACTAATTGAGCTACATCAAAATTAGATGCTGATTGAATAGGTAATAAACCTCTAGAACCTGGAGCTACAGGTATTAAAGATCCGGGAACAAGTGAAATGTTATCTGGATTAATTACGCCATCATCTTCATAAGTATATACTCCAGATACAGACATCTGTGCATTTTGTAATATTAATTCAATTGTTAAATTACAAGTTTTAATAGCACCCATTGCATTAAATACTGGGCCTCTACCATAAACTTCACCAGATGCTTTGTTCCATCTAAATACTAAATATGGGCAAGAACCTTCGCCTTCATATTCTTCTTCAAATAAAATATGTTTTGGATTTTCCATAACAACACACATTTTATATTTTTCAACATTGTCTTCGTGTATTTTATAAACAGCTTCAATTATTTTAACTTTCTTTTTATTTTTTAAAGGATCAAAATTTTCAGGTAATTGAGCTTTAGGATATAAGATATTTATTTCAGTTGGTTTACAATATCTAGTTCTATAAATAGAATCTATTTTACCATCTGGGCCAGTGTTTAAACAAACTCTTGTTAATGGTACTGCTGTAAATTTAATTGGTTGAACAGCGTCACCTTCTTCAACAAGCATAACGCCTGTACCAATTGCAAGATCCATATATGATTCATGTATCTCTTGGTTAAAGTTTGATTGTTGTAATACTTGAAAAACATATTCTGTAATTTTATCTAACGATAAATTAATAGATGAAGATTGTTCAGATGGAATTTCAGATCCTGCTTGAAAGTCTGCCCATCTAGCAAATGTAGGAGTTATACCTGCTTGTAATCTAGAAGCAAATTCTTGTACACCTACTACAGCAGTTTCATCAAAAATTTTATCTGTTCTTTTTTGACCAGGAGCTTCTTCATAAAAAGATTCTCTATTTGGAAGACAATACTCATATGCTTCTTCAAATTTATCTTTCCAATAATCTTTTATGTTTTGTGCTTCTTTAAACTTTTTTAAAATAGATGCAGCTTTATCTGTACTATCTGTTAAAGGTAAATCTGTTGTATCAATATATTCCATTAATTAAAAAATCCTCTACCACCTGGATTAGCAAATAAAGATCTGCTACCAACTACTGATAATCTTTTTTTCTTATAAGCATCAGCTTGTTCTGTTGCAGCTTGTTCTTTTGCTTCTGATTCAGCTTTAGCTTTTGCTTCTGCTGCTGCTTTGTTTTCTTGTTCTAATTGGAAAGTAGATTTTTGTACTCTGTTATCATTATCGTTTCCACCCATCCAAACTGTTTTACCACCTACATTTTCTTGTCGCCATCCACCTGTAGGATTTCCATAAGCATCTGTTTTACCAGACATTCTATTATCTAAATAATTACCATAAACTTCATTTTGTTTAGCTGAAGATAAATTCATAAATTCTGCTTGAGTATAACCAATGTTTTGTTTAGCTCTTTTACCTGTTAAAACACTACCAGCAAAATATTCTCTTGTATGTCTAGAACCTTTATTTAAAGGATCTTTTAAAACATTACCAATTATATTAACTGCTAAAGAACCAGTTTTAATTTCTTCTACTTTTCCTGCATCGTAAAATTTTTCAATTTTTTGACCTTCTATTTTATCTTTTAATTCTCTATCAACACCAATAGCTTTACCATCTCTGTAAGTTTGAAAAGTAGAACCTGTTTTACCACCATGTTGTTGATAGTTTAGATCTCTGCCTTTTTTATTGCCACCACCATTGTTGCCTTTATTGTTACCATCATTGCTCATAGAGAAAATATCCTTTTACTTAGATTTATTCCAAAATGGCTTATATCCAGCTTTTAGCAACGCACAATATAGTTGGAATGGGGTAATGATGTACCATCTATAAAAACCAATTAATCTCATAATAAATGATACACAGCTTAATTCTTTAATCCTCATAAGATGCCAATCATCTTTAACAGGACATATTAAAATTTCAAAGTCATACAAGTAGTCTAAAAACTTATTTGCTTCTTTGGGAGATATAATTTCTGTTCTCATACCTGCGTGGGTAAAATGTATATGTTCCCATACATCATGTTGGGGTATATATTTTAAAGCTCCACAATGGGCAAAGCCATATGGTGGCTTCCACCATTTAATCCATTTAGCATATCTTTCAGTTCTAGTATTGTGGAAATAGATTAACCATTCCTCTTGAATAGATCCCATACTTTCCGTTTTTTTGTTTTTTGTCCTGCAAATACATCCCATTCTTTTTTAGCTACTACAGGTTTAGATTGTGATCTACCTGCAAGTAAAGTTCTACCTTCTCCAGCACCCATCATTAAATATTGGAGAGCATCGTGAACATGGGAGTATCTATTTTTAAATGGCTTCTCATCATATCTATCACCAGATGTTTGTAGTCTTCTATAATGATAACCACCATTAAATCCTTTTTTAAGATTAATACATTTAGGATCAATCATAAATCCTGCTTTACCATCTATGAGTCTTTGTAAAGCTGTATCTACAGATTCTATTCTAAGAGCAACATCATTAGATGGTGCAGGTAATGCTTTTAATCCATAGTTCCTCATAATTGAAAAAGGAGTTCTTTCATCTGTTTGTGATCTAAAATCTCCAGCAGGATCTCCAAAGATTTGTATATCAAAGTTTTTATAGCTCTTAGCTATTTCTCCTCTTAGTAATTCAGAAAATCTCATTACACCCATATCAAAACAAACAAGCTCGTTTAATATATTCCATTTACCTAAAGGTGTTCTTTGACCAAAGACAGCTGCAGGTGTTAATCCAAAGTCAATTCCTATTACAATAGGTTGGGTAATAGTTGCTTTGAGTTCTTCTTTAGCAATATGTAGTTCTTGTTTAAAGTTTGGATATACAGGTTTACCTTCTTCTATAGCACCTAGTTTATTTAAAACATAAACATCTATCCATCCTTTTGTTTTACCTCTAATAATATTAGGATAATATTTTGGGGTTAGGTTTTTTTTGTTTTCGGCATTATCATTGTTTGCATATTCTGTCGTAAAACCATCTTTATCCTTTTTCTCCATCATTGCAGGTGGTTGTGTATGAAAGCTCCAATTGTCAGGTTTAATTAACATGAGAGCTTCATCACGAGATATGTGATCTGGTACAGGAACATCACCTGCCATTATTGGCCACCAATGATCTTCTTCTGGTGCATTGGTATCTGCTATAACTCCATACCATGTTGCACCACCATCTCTCATAGATGGGAACCTTCCTACCCTCATAGTACAAGCATCAATAATTGATTTAGGAATTTCTCTAGCTTCATTTACCCACACACCTGTAAGCTCAAGAGATAATAGTTTCTTAACATCTTCAGGTCTATCAAGAGCTAAGAATATTACTTCGAGCTCTATATCACCTTTATTGATCCTATGAGTATATGGTACTGACCATGCAAAGTTT